CAGGTTCGTTGACGAATGAATCTTCAACGTATTCAAGCTGATCAATGATCCAGTAGATCATATCACCGTTATCGTTATAAGAACCTTTCTTATGTTCGCAAAGGCCTTCTTCTGTAATTACTGTGTCACATTCGCTACAAATAACTTTAGTTGTTCTGGATCCGACAGAGACAGTATTATATCTTCCATCGAGAACTTTTTCTATTGACGCTGCGTCTGTTATTCTAGCGGTTAATTGTAGGTAGGTTTTAGGTTCGTTAGCATCAACTGTCTCTTTAACAGTGACAATCTTTGCTGCAGTTATGCGACCGATTGGGTCTCGAGACTTATCATGCCCGACGAGCTGAGGTTTTCTATATGGATAGACCCAACTATCCGCACCTTGCTTAGCGGCCCTAATAGTATACTTTACTGCGTTCTTATTAACAAAGTCAACATGTGATGCTCTAAAAACTACATCTACATATGAAGGTAAGTTAGCAATGCTCATTAAAGTTCTCTTCGTCTACTGTACAATTACATTGGTATTCAAAAGGCGGAAGTGTAGAATAGTCAATGTTTGTTATCTCTAGGTTAGTATCAGCGTGCTTAGGACAAGAACCTGATGTAACTAGTATAGTCTTGTATCCTAAAGATTTGTAAATTAAAATTTTAGCTAGGTTGTCGATCTTAGGTAATTGATCAGTTAGAAACTCGTTTATGTTCTGTCCAAACTTAGCTAACTTAGTATCATCATCCATCTTTTTAGTAGCTCTAACGATCTTATCTTCTAAGATTAATGATAGTCCAGATACATACTTATCTACTAATGGATTATCTGTGACGTCAGGCTTAGCCAGATGATAAAATGAACAAATGTTATTTATAGTATAATCCAATTCCTGTAAAATAGAACTAGTAACCTTTTTATCAATATCTAGTATAAAGTCTTTAAGGTTAAATATGTTAACATCATCCAAGAGGTTTACTTCTAGTGAGTTCTTTACGTACTTTGGTCTACCTGAACTTTTTCCATGCTGATTAGCTGGGCGGACCTTAGCACCTGTAGTCTTAGCTTTCTTAGCCGAACTAGAACCAGATTTCTTAGTAGAAGAACTTGTTCCTGTAGCAGTTGGCTTTGGCTTAGATTTTTCAATTGCAATTGAACTCTGAGTCTCTGCTTTAATTTTAACGATATCAACCTTTTCAAGAAAAGTATCGTTCTCTTGTATATTGGCCTCATAGTCCATAAGATTGCGAGCTTCAGTTCTAGATATAAGATTGTTCTGCCAGAGCTGTACAATATGCGTTTCTTTCTTAATCTGGTTCTCTAGATCGATTTCAGGGAAGTTAAATTCAAGTTCATCGTCCAGTGACTTGAAGCCGCCATCGAGCATAATTTCTTTGAATAGATCTATCTCTAGTCTATTCTTTATAATAGATTGGTAAGTCTTTGTAATAGTCTGCATAGCTCCGTCTAGAACTTCAGCAGTATTTCTATTAGAAGTAGATACTTCTCCCATTGCAACAGGAGACACACCAAGTCCACCATAAATTCTTTGTTTAAAGTGATTTACATACTTGATAATATCTATTGTGTCATTAGCATTAGAAGGAACTTCTATAGAGTGATGGCCTGGAACGACCAGCATGCCATAAGCAGGCATGTTATTTACAACATTGCTTACCTCTTCGACTTCACCAGGAGCGGGTGGAACGTCCTTATTTCCTACCTTATATAAATATAGAGGGATGGAATATTGGAAGCCAAGAATCTCAATCTCTTCTTCGAGCTTGCGTAGTGCTCGGACATCATCCAGGACGGGGAGAATAGGAGACATGCCAGTTAAGGTTCCAGGTATTTTATTATAATTGAAATGAATGACGTCTCTTTCGTCCCATTCTCTTTCTTCGCCACGTATACGTTGTTTGTATGATGTAACGTTGCCTTGATTATTTAAGCCTATTTCAATAGTAGACGCATCTACTAGAAACAGTCCAACTATAGGATCAGATACCTTACCATATGATTTGAATCTTTTACCTAAGGCACTTTTCTTTCTATCTCGTTGTTTAACTACATAAGCATTTCCATATGTAACCAACTGAGTAGAGATCCAATTAAGAGTTTCATAGAAAGATATACCAGTTAGATTCTGGATCTCTTTCATTCTTCTATTTACATGGCGTTGGATTTTAAGGTTTTTAGAGGTAAGCTCAAAGTCATTCTTTAGAATATGCTCTGTATATAAATTAATAGCTCTTCTTAGGATTCCATCTAATTGTACAGCATTAGCGACCATAGGAAGATCATACTCAGGCTTATGAAATGTTACATTTCTTCTATTTGACTTACTTTTATATATTGTTCCAATATGTCTGGGTCCAGAAAACTTACCTGTTGGATCCTCAACGTCTTTTTTATCTGTTATTGAACCATTAGCAAATACCTCAATATCATCTTTTTCATCAAAAAAGATATTTTTAAGGACACTTGCAAATCTAGTTGACACTGTATTCATTTATGTCGTCCTGTTTCTCAAGTTAAATATAAATCCAAGAGTTTCCTCTGATGTGGGAGTATGTGCGCATCTACTTATTATATCCTCAGGATACCTAGATGTAACGTTAGTTCCTTGAATATGGTCTCCTGCTAATCCTCTAGTAATAGTATTGTCTATGACCTCATATGGAATACTATAATTTGAGTGGACAAATTCTCTAATAAAGCTATTTGATATTTGTGGGAGATAGTTTCCTTTAGTTTTTTTATCTGCGTCTACTATTACATCGCCGTTGTCACCAATAGTATAGCCCTGTTGTTCATTAGGATCCCCTGCGTTATCATATTTAGGGTCATCTAGATTAGATAATGATCCTTTTTCTCTATTATATACCGTATTTGGGTCGTCCTCAGCAAGAGGATCGACTGCTGCTGCTACAAATTCATAGTCAACACAGAGATCAAAATTAAGAGAAGCTTTCTTTAATTTTATTAAAAGGTCTCTTAGCCAGTATAAAAACTCCAGATCTTTAACTTGTTCCGTAGCTTTTTGCTTAGCTTTCCATGCGCTAGATAGGCCTGAAGCAAACGCGTTTATTTTATTGAGTAACTTGGCTAGCATCCCGTAGTCATGCACATACTTTTTAAGAATATTAATCATATCCTTTAATGGAAGACATTTAGCCCAAGTTTGATTAGTATCCCATTCATCCATCCAATCAAAAATAACTTTAATTTGTGAGTCTCTGAATGCATATAATGTTTCTTGTAAGATAAGCAATACTACACCCATTATCATACCAAAAACCTCTTTAATGATATCTGGTATCATTATAGCTAGTTTTTTAATATCTTGTGTGAGCATCACTATGACAAAATCTACGAATACAATCATACTATCTAGAAATTTACCAAAGCCAGTATCAGCTAATTTATATCCTTCGTTAATTCTATCTAGGTTCTTTTGATCCTCTGAACCTATATAAGCAGCGAAGATACCATGTATTAAACAACATAATACTTCAGGGTCATTTAACCAAGATGAAAGAACACCAAGCATATCAAGAGCGAAGGCCTTAAGAATAGGCTTATCTACTTTATATTGCGTTGATCTTATAAGAGCCATTCTATCAGATAAGGCTCTGCCAGGAGTGGCTAATAGATTACCAATACTAGGATTTTCTATTTTATCTAGTACGTTACCTACTCCATTAGAAAACGCTTCTCTTTCTTTTTTTGAACGAGAGCTTCTACTGTCCGCCATTTGATTTCTTTCCTGCCGCTGTTATCTTCTCTGCTTCTTCATTATTAAAACGAAAAGCATATAACCTATCTTTTAATTGTTGGGTTTTAGTTTTAAATTTTCTTGTTGTTTCATCATCTCTAAGAACTCTACATTGAAATTTTTCAAATTCAACATGCTCTCTAAGTTTTCTAATATGGGGAAGTAATAAAAGTGCCCCAGAAACATAACCATTTGATTTAATGTACATATAGTATCCTTTATTCTACTGTATTAAATATAATATCCTTTGTAGAACCAGCGCCACCAGGTTTGTATTCCCCATCAGGAGGAGTAAGAGCGTCACTAATTACAGCGTTAACTACAGTAACTGCTGCTTTAGCACAAACAGGAGAAGCTCCAAATCCCGTAGGCATAGTAGTACTAGCGTCACCAATTAGATCATTAGAAGTAAAACATAATCCATCTATAGCTTCTGCTAACATTCCTTCTTCTCCACCAAGCTGAGCCACTCCATCACTGCCATCTAGCTCTATTTCACGAGGTTCTTTAGGAGGAGGACATTTATCTTCAATTCCTTTACAGTCTATTTCTACTATTGGATCGTAACGAACATACATCTTAGGTGGTATCTTACACAATAGAAGAAGTCTTAAATGATAAAGCGCTCCGTTGAGAGGGCCTTTTGCTGCTAATTGAGTAGAATTAGGTTTTTTAAATCTTCTCTTTTTTGAATAACTAATACCGTTTCTTTTACCTTTACCAAATGAAGTAAAGAATAATATAACTGTATCAACAGGATTTGCTATAGCCATTTTAAGAGGATTAATAATGGTCATATCTACTACAAACTTAGGCCAAAGCATGTTCCACCAAAGTTGAAGTAAGATCTCTAGGATCATTTCAATCATACGCTTTTCATGATCATCCGCTATTTCCGATGAACTTTCTTGAATAGCGTCCTCTGCTTGTGGATCTGTTAGTTTTGGATTTGTAAGTTGGTCTGCTAATGCTTGTGTAATCTGATTACATTCTACCCAATCTCCACTAATTTTACCATTACCTGTTAGTGCATCTCCTATTGGATCTCGACCGAGACTCATCATCGGCCAATAATCAATAGTAGCTAGTGCATTTTCTAGTACCTGTTGTGTAATAGTTCCATCTTCACTGCCCATTTGTTTAGCAGCATTAGCAATAGTGTCATTAGTAGGCGCTATGATCATATCTTTTAAATGTTCATCTTCTAGATCTTCTAGCTGTTCAACTAAGAGTTCTAGATCATTAGTATTAGCAATTATCTCATCTAGCTCTTTTTCTGGATCAACGGCAAATGGAATATCTGGATCTTGAGCAGATGTAGAAGTAGATGAGGTCTGCGTAGGAGATAGAACGTGTTCTATTCTGCCCGCTATCTTAAGTTGTTCAAGAATCTCTGCAGGGATTTCTTTATTAATAAACTGCTCTATGTCGTACTTACTTTTTTCAATTGCCATTAAAATCCTCTACTTCTTGTGCCTAGTCTAGGAACACCTATTCTTTTAGGTATTTGATACGATGATCTTTTATCTGGATCATAGATAGGCATATTATATGTACTAACCCCATTTTTAAGTTGTATTGGACTTTCCACTTGCGTTGCTCTCTGTGGATAGTTACCCATGCGGGGATCAGCTAGTACATTAATAGAATAGTTTATTTTAGATGTTAAAAGCGAACCATAATTTTGTTGGAAGCCATATATTGCAAGATTAAACGCATCGAGTATATGATCCTCGCCTTCATATGCAAACTCACCTCTTGTAGTAACATGTTTAACTCTATATGAGCGCATTTGACCTAGAAGTCTTGTATTAGAATCTTCTTCTTTTGGAAGAATAAACATTCCTTCTTCTAAAGAGATTACAGAAAAGTTAACCATTAATGATTTGTTTCTTTTCTTAACTTTCTTTTGAAGTATATGATCGTAGTGATCAACAGTTGCTCCAGAGTCAATTACTCTAAGCTTCTTGTTTAATCCTAGTTCAGGATGTTCTCTGCCATAAATACTTAGTTCTTCTATATTAGTATCACCAGCACCATAATCTACATATAAATAATCAACTTGGTAATGACTCATTAACCTAATGATTTCCTGTCTAGTTAGTCGTTGTGTAGATTCTTTAGATTTGATTCCTCGTCTATAAAATATTCTATATTTACCAGTGAAGTCAATAACTATATCTTGTTTCTTTTCGTCATCAAAGTATGTTTCAAAAGTAGGAGTAGAACAATATTCTACCATAACTATCTGACCACCATTAACATAACTATTCCAGTCGACACCTATGATATATTTATGTCCTTCCTTTTGATTAAATCCAGGATCAAACATATTTGGGTCACTTTGATCTATGTTTCTGCCGTACTGAACTGTTGAACTATTAATTAAATGATGCTTGTATACTCCACCAAATTCTTCACCAAACTCAGCGCCATACTCTCGAGTATAAGCTTCAGATGTAGTAACCTGTTTAACTTGGAACTCAGTGCTATCTTGTATTCTACGCCCTTGTTCCTTAGCTTTCTCTTGAGATAACCAGTTGTCATTATCTTTATGCCACGAGGGATAGTGAAGTGCCATCCATCCAAGATGCTCAGCCTCTGTGCACCACTTGAAATATAGCTCACGCTTTCCACTCGGTGTAGAACATATGCGTCTCTTTACATCAGGGTGAGTAGTAGTGATAGGTAGGATAACTTGCTCTATAATATCTGTAGGAATAAAGTCCATCTCATCTATAAATATCATATCTCCAGATAGTCCTCGAAGGGAAGTACCTTGGTTAGATGAGGAGATACCAATTGTATATCCTTTGATGCAACTGCCAGGATTATCTCCCTGTCCTTCGAACTCAATAGTATGAACATCAGATGTTCTAATCTTCTTAACTTGATCTTTTAGAAGAGGAGAGTCCCCAATTAACTGTGTGAATGTATTCCAGAGTTCTTTGACCTGAGATTCATAAGGAGCAAATACTAAAATAGTAAATGGTTTCTTCTTCTTACTACCAGTCTCTATCATTTGCACTAATGGCCAAGCTGATGCCCACCATAGACAGTCTGCACACATAACGACAGACTTACCCATACGACGTCCCCATCGTAGGATAATATTTTGTTGTTCTCTTGAATTATCTGTAATTTCAGCTTGATAAGATCTAAGTAATAGGGGATGTTCTCTATCCCGTGGGTCCCTTAAGTATGATTCACACCATCTTGTAGGATTAGTAAAGGTCTCAATGACCTCTTTATTCATTTCCATAAAACTTCCTCCCAAAAGTTATTGATGCATATATTGAGCTTCGTTACCCATTGCGGATCGTCCGTTAATATATGACTTTGATATAGCTTGAACAGCCCTCTGACGCTCAGTGGCTGCTCCTCGACTTAAATATCCTAGTTCTAGCTGCCCACCTGTTTCGGGCATAAATCTTTCTTGATAGTCAGCTAGAGTATTATCAAGTGACCTAACTGCTAATCTTCCTAATGGTTCTCCAACCATTTTAATCATATCTGCCGCGAACATCACTGCTCCTATACCTGTTGCAATCTTTGTAGCTCCTAGACCAAATTTAGCCCACTTAGTACCAATTCTAAGTGCATTAAGTCCTCTGCCTGAACCTATAAGCTTTGAAAATTTAGATCCAACTTTAAAATTAGTAGCCTTAGCAGCAACTTTACTATTAGAAACACTTTTTAATAATTGATCAGCAGTAGAGGTTGCCACTGCTTTAGCTGCTGCGGGCTCGACTCCATATTTAACTGAACGAGCTATAGACTGCTTAACTATATCATCGTAGAAATCTTGTGCTAGCATTCCAAGTTCCATACTTTTACCACCAAGAAAACCACCTCCACCAGACTTACCATAACCAAAAGATGCGCCCTTTTTAAAAAGGCCGCCTAAAATTGATGCTGTCCCTTTAAGTGGTCCTCTAGCTTTATAGATACGACTTACTCTTGTAAAGGCACTTTGAATACCACCTCTGGACAGACGTCTACCTATTCCAGGAACATATATTCCTTTAGATGGACTCCACATACCAGGGAAGGCATACATCCCGACATATGTCGCTGGTTTAAATCCCGCTGTAGCATAATCTTTAGCTAGGCTACCGACACTTGCTGAGGTTTCATTTTGATATGGATCATATGCCATAATTATCTCCCATGCCTTGTTCTGCTCATAGCATTAGATAGGCCCATAGTAGACCCATAGTTTTGCATTCTACTTGTACCAGCGGCGAGACCTAGTCGTGTATTGTTTAACATGTTCTTAGATATTGCAGCATCCTGCATATATCTTTCATAGACAATATCATTTGATTCATTCATTCCGCCCTTTAGCATAGATACCCCAAGCATAGCTACTGCTCCTACTGCCGCTGCGCCGAACTTAACAGGGCGGGGGGTTGATCTATATACGCCTGCTCCTATCTTTGCTGCACCGCTACCCATTCTTCCAAAGAATTTAGTAAGTCCAACAGCACCTCGCCCAGTAGCTTTAGTTGCTCTAGCTTTTTTAGTAGTCGAATTCCATTCTCTATTAACTTGTTTTTTTAGTTGGTTAAACGGTGATCTATATCTTTTACCTCTGTCGCCTGCTTGTTGGCCACCAGGTAGCGAGCCCTTTTTTGGAGCAGCATACGGATCTGGAGTAGAAGGATATGGGCTCGGACCTTTCTTTTGTGCCATCCAATCATCAAATTGATAAGAACTAGTATTCATAGTCGTGCTAGTTAATGGTTGGCGGCCAGCAAAGGGCACATTCTTATTAACTTGACGACCGTGGACAGGCTGATTAAATGCTTGATTTCTTTTTGGAATATAACGTTTCTTCCCTGCCATATTAGTACCTTGTGTGTCCTATTGCCTTACTGTGGCTGAATAGAGAAATGTTACTTTCTATTACTGATCGACAGGTAGTATGAGTGGCTTTTCTAACTGTAGATTTCTGTGACTTTAGAACCATAGATGTTGTTTTATGTAGTTTAAGAGGAGAACCAAAGTCTGTTAAAGTTTCTTTCATTATATCATACTTACGTTCATATTCTCTTGGAATGGCAGGCTCAGGGGAATATCCTCTAACTGCTTTTCCTATCATATTAAAAGCTAGTAAAGTTCCGAAGCCAAGAGCTCCGCGTCTTGCCCACTTAGTTTTATTTTGCCAAACATTAGCCATGATCTTGCCAGCACTAGCATTGGTCATTATCTTACGAGTAGTATTGCTAGCTTTAGTAGCTATGTCATTTACTTTATAGGCCGCCTTATCAGAAGCTTTCTTAGCAGTTTCTCTTATTGCTTTTTGATCAATCCTTGGCTTAGGCTTTTGCTTTACTTCAGTCTTAGATGTCTGCTCTACGTACAAATGACGTTGATAAGCATTTTGTTCTTTAGGCTGTTGTCTATGTGGTCCTTCTATTTGTTTTTTGACATCAGTAGTTGCTAAGTATGGTACATATCTTTCTTTTCTTAATCTCCATTTATCTTGTATAACTTTTTTACGAATATCTACGATTGTGTCATATGATAAAGGAGTTCCCATTTGTGCAGCCAGTTCAATATCCTTTGCAAAATTAGGAATATTCTTTAGCCCAAATTGAAAAGATTTACTCTGAAATATTTGTTCTGGCGTCATGTTGGCCATTAGCTATTCACTTTTCTTGCTGCTTCCATTAACATAGATTCTAGAGTTCCTGCGTCGCTAGTCATACCGTAACGTTTCTTAGCTCTACGTGTACCAACGAACGAATCTATAATAGCATGCTTAAGTTTCTTAAGCTCTAGTTTCATTTCTAATGTAGGAGAAATTTCTTCCCTACTAACAGTCGACGCTCCAACTTTTTGTTCTACGATCTGCACTAATCTTCCATTTTTAAGTGCACCAGATGCTCTCATATCTAGAATTTTCATTTCAACTAGGTCCCAAAGCATTTCCATCTCAATTGGATTATTCCTATCTATATCTAGTGCTGTTACAATATCAGATTCCATCTCCATTATAATCTTCTTCTCAATAGGACATGAGTACCCAAATGGAGCAAGCTCATTTTTGACAAGAACACATACGTCACGAAATACACACGACGGTGAACACTTCATAACCATGGAGTTAATAGATGTAGTTGTAGTTACATTAGTAAGACAAGCTGCTATCTTTTTTAATTTACTTTTATTATTTAATAATTGCTTAGACGCTTCCTCTGGATAGATCTGCAATAGAGCAGATAATTCTGGATTATCATGCTCTAGTATTGCAAGATCTTGTTTCTCAGAGGTATTTCTTAAATTCATAGTAGACATAAAACCTCCTCAAGTTTTAATTATTTTCCCCACATATTTTTTCTTCGCTTCTGTATATTCTTAAGACTATAATGTCCAGCAATTCCAGGTGCTGGTACTGCCGCTCTGAATGTTCCAGTATAAACAGCTGTAGACGTTGCATTTTGTCCATCATCTTCTCCTACTACATAAATTGTATAGTTAGTAGAATATTGTAGATTAGTAACAGAAACTTTAGCTGTTGTATTAGCCACTAAAGTAGTGCTTCCATAAAGACCCGCAGGAATAGCAGTGCCATCAGAATCAGTTCCAGCTATAACCTGCGCTGAACTAGGAATAGAAGCTGAACTAGTAGGAATAATAACAAAAAATCCACTACTTAAAATTTGTTCTAAATTAATAGTTCAAAATGGACCAGATCGTTAAATGTCTGGTCGTATATATCTTCGTCTTGGTCCCAATCCCCGCCCCATCTTAAATTCATACCCATCATACTAGCACATCCCATTACAAAGCCAGCAAAATTATAGCACTGTTTAGTATCCCAGGAAATTTTATCTGCTATATAAGGGGCGACGTCTACTGCCAATGAAGGAGTAGAATTATGCTTAGAATTAGGCCATTTCACTTTAGACTTCTTATCCGCAAAATAACTATCTTGCGTTTCTTTATTCCGATGACCATCTACTATAGTGCAATCATAATGTGTAACAACATGTAACATTAGTATTTGTATCTGTTCATTACATGTCTTTAACTTTGATAGAGACTTTTCACTAAACTTAGGCATTACTTTTCTCCAGTAAATTTATCCATCTCGTTAGCAAAATTTTCATTTAGTTGTTTAATCTCAGCATCTACGTCATTTCTTACTTCTTTTGCTCTAATAAATACTTCTTCAACCATATCTTCAATCTTCGACTCATTTAGTCTCTTGAAGCGTTCAGTTAAAGTAACTAGCATACCCTGGTGAGGATATCGATTAATGAAATAGTTCTTACCAATAGATATTACATTAGTAGTTTTATCTTTTATGTAAGTTCTAAATTCATGACCATCAAGTTCATGAAAACCATTTTCTTTAAATGATCTTCTAACTTCATCTTTAACAGTAGTAAGAGCATTTTTTAATGCTTCAGCATATAATGTAATCTCTTTATTATTCCTAATAGGTTCGTCATCAGGAACTTCATGTTGTTGATTATTATATGAATCAATAAGTGTAAAGGTCATCTCTTGCATTTTTTGCTCTACGAAGTTCATTTGATCTCGTAGAATACTTGATTGTTTTTGTTCAACCTCAGAACTATGAGATGCCTTCTTACTTAAAATAAGTAAGATACAATCAGTGCAGGATCTTCCAGATTTATTTCCACCAAAGCCAAATGTATTCTTTCCCCATTTAATAGTTGACTTACCAAATATAGAAATAATAACCACTGCTAACATTAAAGAAAGAGGTAACGCAAACTGGACCCATATAGGTAATGTAGCTAGCCATGTCCACATATGCGAAGCTCCTTATCTATATCGCCAGAAATTAGGAGCATACATAACTTCACCGCGATCCTGTCGAGTGCGATCAGTTTGCATATAGCTTGTCATATCTCCAGCTTGTAGCCAATTAACGATTACAGAATGATCTGCTTCGAATCCAGCTGTTGTAATATAGACATCTTCATTTGGTAGAAACCTCATTTTAATATCCGTACTATTATGAAGAGTAGTAGCTCCTGATAATGAACCACTAAGAGTTATTGCTCCTGAAGCAGTAGATAAATCAGCA